GGCGCCGGGTTTTCTAGTGTCGGGTGGTTCCTGACCTAGTCCCGGGCAACCCGCCCCCTCCTACTCTCCTGGTTCTCTACGGGGGCCACGCCCCACGTTAAAATAAGCACAGCTTAGGAGAACCACGTGCCTTATCGGTCTTATGTAATGTCCCAAATGGGACTTGACGACTACGAAATCGAAGTCGCCAGGTTAAACTACTCGTGGGATCGCAGTCAGAGATCACCTTCCGGTGGCCTCCTGCTGCTAGACAACGGGTTAACCTACGAAGAATGGAAAGTGCTACGCTGGGAACCTCACGGTTCCCAGGCCGCCTACTTCCTACCAAATGCTGCTGATCCTAATCTATGCTGGCGTTGGGGAGACATCCCTGATGCCACGCGGCGACTGGAGGCGCAGACTTACGGTAGGTTACGCGGTAAACTTTATAAGGGCTCTGCAGCCCTGGGTGTAACACTTGCATCCTGGAAGCAGTCTCAAGAAATGATCACGAAGCGCTACCAGCAGATCGGCTGGGGCCTCGACTCTATGTCGAGATCCATCGCTGAACTGCAACGGACAGCGCGCCGTGGACAGTACGAGAGACTTGCGAAACGTCTGGCGGGAGCTCATCTCGAAGTAATATTCGGGTGGCAGCCTCTTGTCCAAGACATCCTTGCAGCGGCTACGACGGTGATCCATGACCAACCACAGGTCCAGCGTGTCAATGCGAGGGCTTCGGCCCCCGTTGATTTGCGTGAAGTCTGGGGTGACCCAGGCTACGCACAGACATACTGGACTGGCTATGGCTATCTGAAAGTGGCAAGATCGGCAACTATTGAGATCACTAACCCAAATCTCTGGTTGTCCGAGCGTGCGGGGCTCCTCAATGGAGCCGCCGTAGCATGGGACCTAGTCCCTTGGTCGTTTGTGGTGAATATGTTCGTTAATACAGGGCAGCTAGTGAATTCTATCACTGACTTCGCCGGCCTGTCCTTTCCGAGCTCAAGCATCACATATGGCCTCCCTTACGGGTATACAGTCGTATCAGCGCCTGGGTCGCTTAATCGCGACCCGAAACGTGGCGAGCTATATGGTAAAGCCATGTATCGCGTCAAGTCGAAGTACAGGTACCTGAACGGCGTTGCCCGCCCTCCGCTAATCACAAAACTTCCTGAGGTCAACTGGGAGCTGGCTGCTATCGCAGCAAGTCTAGCCGTCCAGAAATTTCGGGGAGTCGCGGGATTTATTTCAACCTTTACAAAATAGGTACAAAAATGCCACAAGCGCAAAACATCACAATTGATAACGGGGCGTCAACCCCGCAACCGAAGACGTTCACGCTCATTAACCCTGCTGCCGGTGACGGCGGCCTGGCCATGTGGGCACTGAAGGAGGGTCTGATTTCGTCAGTCTTTCCAAGCTTCACCGCTGTGGCGGCCAAAACCGCCAACAAGTCGCGCAAGCTGACGCTTAAGCTCCGCGTCCCCTCGTCCTATACGGACTTGGTGACCGGCCTCGCGGTCGTCGGATCTGCAGCTGAGGCAAACGTGACTATGTCGATTCCCGACGACTTCCCTGAGTCTCGCAAGAACGATGTGACGGCCTTTTTGACAAACATCATTAAGGACGCCCTCGTTCAGGAGATGCTTCACGACGCCTACCCGGCGACGTGACTCTTTGGGATAGCTAAATCGGATCTACAACAGCAGGAGTTTGTATGGACCAAGTTCAGACACTACTGCGGAAAGTTTTCCGCGGTATCGGGTCATCGCGGGCACGGAGATATGAGAACCTCCTAGCCCGTGGTGAGTGGGCCTTGCTTCAAGAGCAACGCTTACCGCCAGCGAGCGCGTATCAGAATGCCGTCGTGTACCGCAAGGATGCGATGGTAACGGACATTGTTAGGAAGCTTGCGCTTCCTGGTAATGACGCCGCTTGCACTCAGGCAGCAATCGCTAAGTTCTGGGCCGCGGAGGCCCAGTGCAAGGCAACAAACGATAGACTCGCCCCCTACGAAAACGGCGCCTTGTTAGCGCACGAGACCCCAGCGATGGAGTTTATCGTGCGTTGGCGCCGCGAAGTGGGTAAGGCGATCGGTCGTTTGCCAGAGATGGTGGAGCCGCGCTTCTCGCGCGGCAGCACGTTATCCGATCCAGACGTCAGAGTTACAATACCTGACAAGCTTTCGTCTAAGCCGACCATGTACGCTCACGCGGAGGGCACGGCGAGGCTAAACCTCGCCGGCACGCCCTTCGCCCACAAGCCGTGGGATTTAGTTCGAGCCAATCGTTTCTTCACAGTGCCCAAGGATGCCAAAGAGCATCGCGGCTGCTGTGTCGAAGCTAGCGCGGCTGTTGTACAACAGCTCGCGTACGGCAAACAAATCGAACGAAATTACGAGCGACATTACCGGGTCAACTTGCGTCGAACCCCAGAGTATCACCGATGGCTAGCCGCCATCGCTTCACGCACTGGGACGTTCGCAACGATTGATCTCAGCAGCGCCAGCGATACGATAGCAACGCGCCTTGTGCGCTTACTGCTACCGTCCGCCTGGTATGCTGCCCTGGACTCATGTAGAGCCCGCCACACGATCCTGCCTGGGAAGGCTACGGTTCGTCTAGAGAAGTTTAGTTCGATGGGGAATGGCTTCACTTTCCCTCTTGAAACGCTTCTCTTCGGCACTCTGGCGCGGACCCTAGGGTCGCGTTGTAGCACCGTCTTTGGTGACGACATCATCGTTGAAACCGAGCACGCAAAGGCTATGATTGCGGCCCTGAGGTTCTTTGGCTTCACGCCAAACGCGCGAAAGACTTTCTGTGATGGTCCTTTCCGTGAGAGTTGTGGGGGCGACTTTTTTAATGGAGAACCCGTGAGGGCCCATTTCCTCAAAAAGCTGCCGAGCGAACCACAACATTGGGTTATGATAGCAAATGGCCTGCGCAGATGGGATCCCCAGCTGCGCATGTTATCAGCCGCCTGGCACTACTGCATCGATCAGCTCCCTCGGGACTGGTCTCTCTGCAGGTCAGGTGACTGGAACTTGTGCCACACCAGCGACGCCCTTCATGAGGACTTAGCTGACTTAGCTATCTATGATCCAAGCATAAGGCCCGTAATGCGGTCTATCCAAGTGCAGACTCCGAGTGGCTACGCCAAGACTGAAATGCCGTGCTGGCGCGTGAAGCGCGCAATCCGGCGAACGTTCAGCCTCGACGCCCACTTCGAGCCTGACATTCGCATCCTTGCTCGCCTCGTCGGCTGTGAAGCCGAAGTTAGCGTGCGCGGCCCCGTTAGGGGCTATGCGAATAATTGGGTACCGTGTTATGGAACAGGCTGGCTGCCTGGGACGAGCG